GTTATCTTGTTGTGTTCTAAAAACAACATTGCCATCTGGGTGAAATTCAATGAACGATCCCTGGCGATGATAAATTTGAACTCTCTCTGCTCCAATCGTATCATCTAATTCGATTACGTGACCAGATTCCGTACATGTCACATGATTTAATGGATATTTCGCATTATATTTACTTTTCGGTTCTTCCCAAACTTTACCACCACATGCGACATTTACATTAGTCACTCTATTCTGTTCTTTAACCCGAACAATAGTATTGTCAATTTTTTCATTTCTTGCCAAACGATGAACGTCAGATTCTCCAACCCAAGATTTTCTTGGGTAGTATTCTTGTGGGTCTCTAAATCCTATTTCATTAGAAACGCTTTGTGTATTAGGAGGCGGCGGAAATCTTCTTTGATTTCCGGCTTGTTGTGCTGGCGTTATGTCTTCTTGTCCAGTCGGAGGAATATTTGGTGCTTTTTCTGTCTGTTCTCCACAAGCATCGCATAGTGCGATTAGTTCGGCGGATTCAGATGTACACCGATTCCTAATACCATTCCAGTAACTCGGACTACTTCTAAAAAGTGTTTGAACATTGTTCTTGATATAATCAAAACACGTTTGAATGATTTCCGAGTCGCACATCGTTGAAATATCTTTTCCATCCATCGCTTTCATGACGACCGATGTGTTAGGGCCAAGCCAAACTCCAATCGAAAACAACATTTCTTGAATTGGATATCCACGCTTTCCTAAATCTGGATTTTTACGAACTTGTGGCGCATAGTTAACCGACCTAGCAAACTCGTATTGCTTTTGTTTGAAGTTCGGGTCAGACGCAAGAGAAACCCATGCCTGGTCGAATGCTGGAGTTCCTGGCATCATTCCAGCAAACTTCGATGAATATCCAGACGATTCAATGAATTGAAGAACTGGAGATTTTCCCTTTGAAAGGGCATGCTGTCTAGCAGAACTTGTTGGTGGCATATAAGACGCAAACTGGAAACATCCATATGACGCTCCACCTAAATCTCCTCTAGCCTTACCAAGATAGTCGTTTATCATGGTAGGAACATTTCCAGATTCGCGCTTTGCAGTCAACTCTCCAATCTTGTCCAACATAGAACCAGATGAAGCCGAAGATTGAGTTGAACTAGGAGAATTAGATGGAGTTAGAATCTGGGTTGTGTTGATTTGGTTTCCATTTGAATCGACTTGAACGGCACCATTGCCAGAAACATCGTCTGGATTGTATGATGTTAAACCAACTGTTGCTGGGTCTGGTGCATTGGTCGTTGATCCGAATGCATCAATAACCAAGTTGTCGGTTCTTTCTGGAAGAAGATGTGGGTCGGCTGGAATTCCACCAATAGTTCCAAGGATTAACGGTTCTTGAAACGATCCCTCGTCTTTAAAAACCACTACAACCCACGTTCCCTCAACTGGCCCCATTGGTGTATGACCAATCCCATTCATTGCCGCACTTGTTATCGGCTGAATCGGTTGTGCCCAAGGAAGATCTGCTACTGGAAGAACTGTTTTATCGTCGGTATGGACACCAACTACTCGAACACGACAACGACCCAACTTATCTGGGTCATTTCGACTTTCTACACAAGCATAATACAGTTTCATAGTGGAACCTTTGGATTATTATATGCATCGCGGATTAGTTCAACTGACATTCGATAACCCGCAAGAGATACAATATGTCTAACAGCAGCTACCATCCATTTTCCTGACAGCAATGGATCTTTATGTTCTTCTTTTGTTGTAACTTCGTCCGATCTCTGGTCAGCACCAACATTCGGAAGTTGAAGATGAATGTTCATCCCACACCGAAGATCAAAAAACCCAGGAACATTCATCCTAATTCGAACATAATTTGATGCTTCTCTCAACATTCGAGTTCGCAGATAATACTCAGTAGGGTCGAACGTGCTCGTTTGAACATAATTCTTCACATTAACTGAAGAATCCCGTTCTTCAAATGCTGACTTAAAAATTGTCTTGGTATAGACCAATGGATTATTCGACGGCTCATTGCTTGAATCGTCATAGAAGTCAAGATAATTTAATTTATGTCTTTCCACTCTGCGTTCTAAATCGTTATGAACCCATAATGTAGACGACGCAAGTCCCGATTCAAACATACTAAGAGTATCAAAAGTATTCACGATCTCATACGTTGATACTGTAAATGGGTCAACGATTCCAGTTTTCATTGGCTCATATGAATAACGTATTTCATCGGTTGTTCCAGATGCTGGGTTCTTATAAGTTGCAATTGGAGCACGAAGCAAAGTCTTAATACTTCGGAATTTAAACCCACTTATTGTTTCAAAGAACATGAATCCAGCCGCGCCGTCATCCATGAAAGACCTGCTTGCCAACCAATTCAATGCTTTAAATGGTTTCCACATTGGAAATATAATATGGTAAATAGCATCTTGTTTAGTTCCATCAACATCAAAATCTTTATCGGTATTTAATCTTTCAAATATTGTTGTTGCCATGTCTGAATACGTAGCCGTCATTGCAAACGAAATATTGGATGCCTCGTTTGCAATCATTTCCAACGAACCAAAATTTATTAAAAATGATTCGAGAGTGTCTGATATAGTTTCTCTATTGGTTACCGAATAAATCCAAAAGTTAAACTTCAACGGTTCCGAAGACGACGCATTGTCAAATTCAACATAAAGACGTTCTTGCCCAGTTAATGGATAATATCGAATCAGCCCAAACGAGTCAGTTACAAATACAGATCCAGTAACACAGGACGAATAGATATCTTCAAATATGCTCAATTCACCAATAATCGGAGTGATGTCAACCTCATCGTTCTCATTTATAATGAGAATCTTATTGATTTTTATTTGAGCAGGAAAGAATTGAGTTGCCATTGCTACAATTTCCTAGGGTCTAAATCTTGCACAATATTCGAAATCTCACGCAAAATATAATCTACATATTTTCGCTTCAATACTCTAATTGACCGTTTTGCATTGTTCAAGGATTCTTCGTATATGATATTAGTAACAATTGTCGCCTGAGGGTCGGTTGCATCTACTACGTGTCCAGAATTGTTCACATAATGATGAATGCCGAATTGATTTCCGACACCATATTTCATCTCAATAAACCGATCCAGTTCATATGAAGATTTTGGAAAATCTGTTGGGTTTACGATTGAGTTTGCTAGATATATCAGCCAGTATAGATATGAATTGTCATATAATTTCAATGCAATCAAATCTGGTCTATCGCCATCGTTAACAAAATATTCATCAAATAAATCTGGATTTTTTTCGTAGAAATCTAATATCTTAAATCTTCTTAAGATATGAGGAACCTTAATCGCAGTTGACTCATCTCCATTGAAAAAATAGTAGATGCTTGGGAAATTACTAAAATATTCGATTGACATTTTAGAACCTCAACTCTGTATTTGATCCAGCTTTTGAAGAACTTTCGGCCCATGCTTCTTGTATGTTGTTCTTTGTAAGAACTTCCATTTCCATAAAACTCAATGTTAATGAATATCCAACTGGTGCTGGAAAGTGTTGATTGTTGCTCCCCTCAACTGCATTCCATGTTCCAGTCGGTGTCATATTGATTGAGATATTAGTTAACGCACAGGTCGACGTTTGGAATAACCATGGGTTCTGTACATCGCCAGTTCGTAGTTCAATATCGAAAACCGATGGATAAAGGAAGAATGATCCAGCAGTTCCATCTACAAGTTCCGGGTGAGCATGATGTTTGAACGATTGAAGAATCATTCTGATATCAGCTGCTTCTTGTTCGTTTGACGGAAAGAAATCCCAGCTCATATCGAATGTTCTATTATTAACTCCCCTAAATAATACTTCAATTCTTGGATTTTTAACTTGCTTAGTTCCAAGTTGAACAGCATTGGCTAGGGAGTCTGCGCCCACAAAATTTAACATCGAACCTGCACCATGAATAGCATAGGTGGTAGCAATCTTTATTGCATCCTTCGTTTTCTTTTCTGAACCAGCGATTCCGTCAATAGCCGCTCCTAATTCTAATGCAAGTCCAGCTGCATCCTGATCCCAATTCAAGGTATAGTTCGTCACAATATTATCTGGGAATGGAAGCCGAATAGTATTCTTCAACCTCTTATAACTTGTAATTGCTTTTCCTGAACTAAGTTTTGAAATTGTTTTACTTACCGAAGTCGAACCATCTCTTTGATATAAGGGAGAATCGCTTGAAATTCTATTCCCGTAACTCTTTTTATTCTGGTTATTCTCGACTACACTAATAAAGAAAGTGACACTATGAGAATTTCCAACTGATCCAAGGTCCGATGGAAACTTCAAGTTATTTCCAAGTGCGGCCAACCCCTCCACTACTGGTTTGCCACTGTTCGTAGGTGGGGCATCACTACTTGGGTTTTTGTCGTCTTGTAGTTCTGCCTGTGTTGGTGTCGGCATTGAAAGAGTTGTATAATCAAACAACATTTTGAAACCACCCGGATAAATAACTTGTAATCAACTATTTATTAGATGGGAAACCGTGGCTTTCAACTTCCTTCAAGGAAAATTCAATCCAAAACATCCAGAAAAGTATGTAGGGGATGTTTCACAAATCATTTATCGTTCTTCATTCGAACGAAAGTTTATGCTATGGTGTGATAGACACCAAGACGTGATTTCTTGGGCATCAGAGGAAATAGTAGTTCCATATTTCTGGGAAGGGGATGGGAAATCTCATAGATATTTCGTGGATTTTTGGATAAAGGTTAAGCGAGCAGATAACACTATTGCCACTTGTTTAATTGAAATCAAACCATTATCTCAAACCAAGCCTCCTAAGATTTCAAAGGGAAGGCGAAAAAAGACTATGTTAAATGAGGTTTCAACGTATTCTAAGAACTTAGCAAAATGGA